GGGCTACACAGAACCATCTTTAAATCAAGCTATACAGGTTCCTGTAGGAATGACAGATGACAACGAAGTACAGTACAGCAACATGACTGTTAGCCAATTTGCTAATGCTAATCCAGATTCTATATCTATGTATGGTATTGGTGATCAAAAAGGTACACTTCAAGCTGTAAATCTTCAACAGGATTACAGCAAGATGCAAGATGCTGATCAAACGCAAGGCAAGGTTGGAGGAGCTGGCGGAGAAAGCAATAAGATGATGGATTTAGGCCCTGATGGTAATTTTGTAGGTCAAGACTTCGGACAGTTTGGAAGTTACAAGGGTGGTGGTGATAATTCAATACAACGCTTCCAGCTGCCAGAAAGAAAAACTTCTGAAGCACCTGATCCAGCCGCTACAAATATGAAAAGACCTGTAACTAAAATGTTACAAGGTAGAACAATGTCGTTTAGAAAAAATAAATTTTAAAAATTATGGCAAATAGAAGATGTAAAAAATTACCAGGTATCGATAGAGACACTAAATCTACTAAAATCGATTTCAGACCTGGATCAAGCGCGCTACAGTACGTGTCTGATAAAGGCGGTACAGTTAGGCAAACTAACGCTGCTAACCCAGCTCCAACAAAGTTTTTAGGAGGTATGGTGGGTAAGCTAACTAAAGGCTTAGGCGGCATGGCTAAAGGAGCTATCATGGGTGGAGATGGCAAGTTTAATTTAAAAGACGTAGGTAGATTAGCGCTAGGACCTGCTGGTATGGCTATGGGAGCTGCTAGAGGTGCTGGTTTATTTAAGAAAAATCAAAGCAAGCTAGGTGCAAAACCTTGTCCAGGCTGCGCTAAGATGTGTCCACAGTGCGGATCAGGTAGAAAAAGCAACTCACCCACAGATAAACATTGCTTTTAGCAGGTAACTATATTACCGTAAACTAATTATTAACCAATACATAAACCAAAATGACGTATTTGTATTACAAAACAAGCACGTGGACCGGAAATCCACAAATTAACGACAAAACCAAGGGCCAATGGGAACACCTTGCTAACAAAAGCAACTGGCGAATCACCCAATTACCTAATGGTTACTACCAAACAGAAGTAAATCACCCTGATGATGCAGAAAGATGGTCTGATGTTACGCGTAGAGAAACTTTAGAAGGTGCAGAAAAAGCTATAGATGGCAGTGTTGAGCACTTTACTAAGAAAATAGAGGCTACGAAAGGGCCTAAAGTTATAAAAACTTTCAACAAATAAGCAATAATTTAATTTAATTTAATAAAATGGAATACAATCTCCCTAGCGAGATCGTCAAAGAGCTTAATTTTGGCGATGAAGCTAAAAATCGCGTCATATCTGGCGTGAACAAACTAGCAAAAGCAGTAAAATCTACACTCGGCGCGTCTGGTAAGTGCGTAATTTACGAAGATGCCCGAGGTAACCCAGTAATTACTAAAGACGGCGTTACTGTAGCGCAGTCCGTGGTGTTATTCGACCCTGTCGAGAATATTGGAGCTACACTTATTAAAGAAGCAGCAAACAATACGGTGAAACAAGCGGGTGATGGCACTACCACTGCAACTGTTCTAGCTGAAGCAATACTTACACATGTCTATGATTCTATGGACAAGGCGACAATTAGAGAAATAAAGCAAGGTATGCAGTCTGGCTTAGACAAAGTGCTTGATTATTTAGAGTCTATAAAGATAGAAGTTGACAATGACATGCTAATCAACGTAGCCACGATCAGCTGTAACAATGACAAAGAGCTTGGTACGATCATAGCAAAGGCTTACACAGCTGTAGGTAAAGACGGCGTTGTGCTTATGGAAACTTCTGAGACTGAAGAAACGTACGTAGACACTGTAGACGGCGTTCAGTTTGATTCAGGGCTAACATCTCCACATTTTGTAACTAACACAGACAAACAGAAAGCAGAGCTTGATAATCCTTTAGTATTGATGTGTATGTCTGAAATACCTAACATACGTAAGATACAAGGTGTATTAGAGCATGTAATTAAACAAAACCGATCTTTACTTATTATAGCGCCTGCAGCTCAACAAGTAAAGTCGGCGCTGCTTATGAATAAAGTAAAGGGTAATATAAAAGTAAACATTGTAGACCCACCAGGCTTTGGCCCTACAAAGAGAGACACGTGTGAAGATCTAGCTATTTTAACTAGCGCTGTTCTATTTAACGAAGAGCTAGGAGATGATCTAGACGCTATTACACCAGAAGATCTTGGTCAAGTTGATTATGCAGAGACAGATGACAAGAACACTGTTATCACCGTAGAAGCAGACGAATCATCAATAGGTGAAAGAATAGATGAGCTACATAAAAAAATTGCAGATGAGAAAAATAGTTTTATTAAGAAAAAGCTGGAGCAAAGACTGTCTATGTTATCGGGTAGTGTTGGAATTATCCGTGTTGGGGCAAACTCAAAGGTGGAACTTAAAGAAAAGAAAGACAGGGTCGAGGATGCGATTTATGCTACAAAGGCTGCGTTGAAAGAAGGCATAGTGCCAGGGGGCGGCGTTGCACTCCTTAATGCCTCTCAAAAAATTTCGACCGACGATGTCGGCGAAGAGTTATTCTTAAAGGCTATAAGAACTCCATTTGACACTATATTAGCTAATGCTGGTATATTTATAGACAAAGGCTCTGTGGATCACGAAGGTTATGGTAGAGATGCTATAACTAGTAAACGTATCAACATGGTTAAGTCTGGCATCATAGATCCGGTTTTGGTTACAAAATCGGCGCTGAAAAACGCAGTAAGCGTAGTATCTACTATTATATCTGCTGATTGTGTAATTTCAAACATCCGAGTAAATGAAGGCAGTTAATCATTACGTAGTAGTAGATCGAATAAAAGAAAAACAAAAAACATCTAGCGGTCTTATATTAGATGAGAACAAAGATGAAGAGTTAAGGTATTTTAAAGGTAAAGTAGTTTCGGCAGGAGATCTTGTCGAAGCTATTAACCAAGACGATATAGTGTGGTATGATAGATTTGCAGGCCACGGTATAGAGTTTGACGGTAAGTTTTATTTTGTTATCAAGGCAAGTGATATTGTATTAGTAGATTAAACATAAACCACAAGCCTTAATCCTTAAACACAAAATCTTAAACAAATAATTATTAATCAAAAACATTTAACAAATGGCTAATTTTCCAGCATGGAATCACCCGGCTACGTTGTATTTCCACGACGCAGCGGCAGGAGCTGACTCCGCATCAATGTTTACAGCTGAAACCTTTTTAGGTATGGAGCTAGTAGACGCAGACACGGTTAAACTAAGTTTCAAGTCTCCAATCAACACGGCGGCTATTGATACTGTTACGTTTGACTTTTCAGGTAATTTTAAAGATGCTTGCAGAGCTATCGCAGGCGCATTGAATAGCAACACAATGACGGTTGTTGCTGATGCATTAAATGACGAGTATCTTGGATACAACGGAGGAAGATTCTCTGGTACTGTCACTGTAACTAACGCTTAATACACAAAACGATGATAAATAAATATGTATACTTTGCAACAGGTGATGGAGCTAACGCGGCTGGTGAAGCTGTAATGCTACCAGTAGCAAATCTATGTGCTATGAAAATTCAGTTAGACGATGAGCTAGACTTAACGTTTGCTGATTTAGGAACAGCGCACAACACTGACATATCTACTATAAGCTTAATCCATAAAACTGGACACAGCATGGAAGCTATGGAGCAATGCTCAAATGCTTTTACTTCTAATCCAAAAGATGGATTTATCGTACTAGCAGACGTAGATGAGGTTAGTGGAACTAAAACTTTCTTTAGCCCAACTAGCAGAAAGAATGTATTAACCGATGCTGAAATAAGCTTATAAAATTACTACTATGTACAACGAAAAATATTTATACTTTGCAAAGGGAGCTACAAGAAATCAAGACTTTACGGCTTCTACATCAGCAACTACATACAGACTAACAACTGATTTAGTAGATCCTATTCCAGACGGTGTTGCTGGAAACGATTTATTCGTAAACGGTAACATGACTTTAGAGTTAGACGGTTCTGACTACACTAACTTGTCATTTGGCACGCACTACGGTATTGGCTCAGCAAGATCAAAACCAGGTAATGGTCAGGTTGTTGTAGTACACCCTAACGCGTTAAGCTACGACGGTGTTCAAGATATAACAGTAACTACAGCTACCGCTGATCCTGAGTTTGGCGTTACGCTAAGCTCTACTACAGGTGAGAACGACGCGGTGGTAAGATTGAACGGACCTGTTAAAGCTGGTGATGCTTGTGTATGGCCTGCTTCTTCTTTCTTAGGTTTAGTTCAGGTTGACAATGACACTGCTGATATTTACTTTGAGCCAAACACTAACGATAACGTAGCTGGTGGTGTTGATATAGTAAGATTATCTTACACTGCGGGAAACTTTAAAGTTCTCGCTCAATGCTTACACGATGTTATGATGGATCAAAGAAATCAAGGTCAAATGATAGTAGTAGCAGATACGTTTAGAGATATTTTCCTAGACAATAATGCTCCTGGTATCACAGCTGTAGATTCAATAACACTTGACTAATAATAGTTGAGATTAACTAGTCACGATATACGTGAATTACAAATTCTTAAGTATTACAGGCTCACTAGAAAGTGGGCTTGTAAGACTTACGGGTTGACAGATGCCGAGCTTGAGCTACTAATATACTTAGATTGCAAAGGTCGGTTTACAAGACAAGAGTTTATAGATGGCACTTATACCATGAGTTGGGATAAGAAGCGTTGGGATAAACTAAGACAAGAAGGCTGGATAGAAGTTTGGCGACATAGAAATCGTACAACGATAAAGTATAGCGTATTTAAAACTTCGTTTAAATGCAGCCAATTAATAAGTAGAATCTATAGGATCTTACTCGGAGAAGAAGACATGCCAGTATCAGATCGAAGTGTATTCTACAATAACAAATCATATACAGATAAAGTTTTCAATAAAGCTATTGATGATATGATTAAAGACCCAAGCAGATAATGGCTTTTAAATTAGGTAGCAACAGAGGTAACAAAGACAAGAAGCTTAACTTCAATGGAACTAGTGACAACATGGTTAGTGGCGTAAGAGTTGAGTTTGCTGATCTACCTGAAGGCACGATGGGTGAATGTCACAGAGAAGGTGTGATATATATAAGTAACGATATTGAAAAAGATTCTGAAGATTATAATAGAGTGCTGCAACATGAAATGAAACACATGACACACTTTAAACTTGGAAGGGTTGATTATGACGATGAAACGTTAACATTTGACGGTGTAACATATCCTAGAAAAGATGGCTACATACTTTACGAAGGCGAGTGGTACGAAGAAGGAGATGTTGATTTACCGTGGGAATTTAAAGATTAAAACATGGGCTATAAAATGCAAGGCTACGGTTCTAAAACTGGGCTACTTAAAATAGAAGATGAAAATCCTCCAAGAAAAAAAGATGAAGGACCAGTTGAAAACAGAATATACGTTTCTAACGATAACAAAGTTGGAGGCTATGTAGAAGAAGGTGAGTTTGAATCTAAATTTAAACTAGAGGGCGATAACCCTAAAGACTATCCTCAAATTAGCGTGCAAGATTACTCTACTGTTAAACAAGACAGTAAAGGTAAGTATGTAGTTAAATTATAAAGCGAGTAATATGATAAATAACTTGGTAGGAGGTTTATTCGGTAAAATAGTAGATAATGCAGAAGGCATACTTGACAAAGTTGTTACTACAGACAAAGAGCGCGATGAAGCTAAGCTTGCTCTTAAAAAGCTACTTCTTGATGCAGAGCGCGAAGCGTTTGCAAAAGAAGTTGAAGATCGCAAGTCTGCTAGAGAGATGTATAAAGACGATGCTATTATTCAAAAAGTATTAGCAACGTTATTTACTGTAGCATATTTTGGCATTACGTTTGTAATGTTTAATTATTTCGTTACAAAGTCAATAGACTTAGGTGAATTTGAAATAAGCTTTATATCGACTATATTTGGCGCTATGAGTGCTAAAGTAAATACAATAATAGACTTCTTCTTCGGTGGAAGCTCAAAGAAAAACGAACAAGTAAAAGAAAAATAAAATGGCAGTTAGTAAATTTTTTACAACAGAAATTAAACCAGCGTTTACAGACGTAGCGCAAATTATACAATCTGACAAAACTGATTTAGCTTTCGCAGCAGGAGACGTACTATTTGATTGGCAAGAGATGCAAATTCCAAAAGGCGCAGCTAAATTAAAAGATATTAACGTTATGATAAGAGGTACTCACACGGCTGGGGCTATGCAGTTCTTTTTCGCTAAGCCTAACGCTGATGGTACAGCACCTTCTTCCATAGGAACGCCTAATGCTACAGCAAATGGAACTGGATATTATGATAACGTTTTAGGTGCTGTTGTTATAGACGATACAGCTGTAAAAGCTAGATTAGACTTTCTAGACGTATATAGCATGGGTGCTGGCGCTTCTGGAGATCAAATGGCAGCTATAGTGGTAGAAAGTAGAGTTGAGTACGGTCAAAACGTAGGTTACGATAAAGTTTACGTTGCTTGTGTTGGTCATCAAAGTTTTGCACTTAACTTTTCTACAAACGTAGTTACAGCAGGAGCTCACTCAGATGATGCCACTAACGACATTACTGTTAGCACAACTGATCCAAGAAGTTTCTTTCAAAAAGGAGATGTCTTACATATACACGACGTTAACGCGACTATAGGTACGGTAAGCAGCATACCAGACTCTACTTCTATTATACTAACCTCTAACAACGTGGGTGCTATAGCTTCTGCTGACGAGATAATAAACTTAAGCCCTATTAAATGTATATTTAGCTGGGAGAGATAATATGGCTACAAGAACACCAGAACAATCTATAGAAGCTGGAACTCAAATAACGTTTCATGCTACTTCATCGGGAGGTGATGATTTCGCTAACTCGGGAAAAGAAATAATCTTGATAAATAACGCGAGCGGTAGCGCTGTTACAGTTACTGTTGAGGCTCATTTAGATACAGCTGATGTATCATCAACTAATATAGAGGATACTAGCTACGGAACCTTAACAAAAGCAAACGTAGCTAAGTCTTGCGCGACAGGACAAATAACATCTATTGGACCTTTTAAACCCGCAGGGTTTAATGATTCAAGTGGAAAGGTGAATATAACTTATAGCGCTACAACTAGCGTTACGATTGGATTCGTACAAGTGTACGAGTAATATTAATTTAATTAAATAAAATTATGGCAAAGAGGAAAACTCCTAAGGTGAAAGACCTTAGACCAGAAACTATTTCTAAAGAACAACTTCAAAGACTACAAAAAGCAGTGCAGAGCATTCAAATGGCTCAAGCAGATATTGGGGCCTTAGAGCTTAGAAAGCACGAGGCTTTACACGCTGTACTTCAAATGCAGATGCTAGTAGATGAATTACGAGAAGAATTTAAAAAAGAGTACGGTACAGACAACATAAGTCTTACTGATGGTAAAATTAAATACAATGATACAGACGAAGCTGATAAGAAAGATAACGATAGGTAAAGACTATAAAATAGATGCTATGCATTACTCCGTAGGCCAAGACGTCTATGGAGGGCATACTATCTGCGATATTATTGAAGAAGAAGAAAAGTATTCTATATACATTAAAAAAGGTAACGATGTTTTACCTTGGAAAGACTTCAACAAGAATATGGCTATATCAATAGAATATAATCTAGAGTATTAATGAAAAGCCCTTATTGCTTTGTTGTAGAGCCAGTAGGTAAAAGATATAACAACGTAAAATCTATAGGAGATAAAGAGCTTATACTAAACACAGACGTATCTAAGCATGAGTTTATTAACCGTAGAGCTATTGTTGTCTCTTGCCCTATTATTGGCGATTACAATATATCACCAGGCGACGAAGTCATCGTCCACCACAACGTATTCAGAAGATGGTATGATATGCAAGGAAAAGAAAGAAACAGCAAGTCATACTTCAAGGAAAACAAATATATAATAACAGCTGATCAAATATTCTTAAACGGCAAACAGGCTATGCCTGGTTATTCTTTTGTTCAACCGCTAGTAAGTGAAGATGGCTACAGCTCTGAAAAAGAAGATTCTTCAAAAGGTGTGATAGTATATAGTGATGGCACTCATGAAGCAGGTGAGGTTGTAGGTTACACTCCTTTTTCACAATATGAGTTTGTAGTTGAAGGCCAAAGGCTTTATAGAGTAATGAATAAATTTATTACAATTAAATATGGACACCAAAGAAACAAAGAAACTTATAATCCAAGCTGGGCATAGAGCTGTTGAAGAGTTGATAAATGTTGCTAAAGAAAAGATCATCACTAACACAGAAGATGATGTATCTGCTGATAGATTAAAGAACGCTGCGGCTACTAAGAAGTTAGCTATATTTGATGCATTTGAAATCCTCAACCGTATACAAGAAGAAGAAAATATTCTGGAAGGAAAGACACAAGAAGAAAAGAAAGAACGAGTATTTAAAGGCTTCGCGGAAGGCAGATCGAAATGAGTTACGAACAAAGCTTATATAAAATAGTTGAACCAGTTAAGAAGACTACCATAAGTCGACTTAACAAAAAACGTAAATGGGAGTATGGATACAATAAAGAAAATGATATTGTCGTTATCTCTAAAAGTGGACGCATTGGACAGGTACTGGAGATACAAGGTTTGCGAATTGGGTTGCCGCCTAAACCGCAAAACGTGCACGTGTCAGACAAAAGAAAGTGGGAAAAACTAGAATATCCTAAAGAACTAACTAAACTGAAAAACATATTCGACTGGAGAGAGTATCCTGAAGAGCAAAAAGACAAGTGGTACGACTTTATAGACGAAGAGTTTAAACGAAGAGAGGAAGGTTTTTGGTTTATGAACGGTGATGAGCCTACGTATATAACAGGTAGTCATTACATGTATTTACAATGGAGCAAAATAGATGTAGGCGCGCCAGATTTTAGAGAGGCTAATAGATTATTCTTTATATTCTGGGAGGCTTGTAAAGCTGACAGTAGATGCTACGGTATGTGTTATTTAAAAAACAGACGTAGTGGTTTTTCGTTTATGAGCTCAGCCGAAACGGTTAACTTAGCTACAATATCGAGTGATGCTAGATATGGAATACTATCAAAAAGTGGAGCTGATGCAAAGAAAATGTTTACCGATAAGGTTGTACCAATATCTATTAACTATCCTTTCTTCTTCAAACCCATTCAAGATGGTATGGACAGACCTAAGAGTGAGCTTGCTTATAGGGTTCCTGCAAGTAAGTTTACGCGTAGAAAAATTACTGCGAACGAAAAGCAGGAAGAGCTGGTTGGACTTGACACTACTATTGATTGGAAGAATACTGGTGATAACAGCTACGACGGTGAAAAGCTTAACCTACTAGTACACGATGAAAGCGGCAAGTGGGAAAGGCCTGATAATATTCTAAACAACTGGCGTGTAACAAAGACTTGTTTGCGTCTTGGTAGTAGAATTATAGGTAAGTGTATGATGGGTTCAACGTCAAACGCTTTAGATAAAGGTGGTGATAACTTTAAAAAGTTGTACAGCGATAGTGATGTAACTAAAAGAAATAGAAATGGTCAAACACGCTCTGGTTTATATTCTCTGTTTATCCCAATGGAATGGAACTATGAAGGCTTTATTGATGAGTATGGACGACCCGTATTTGATACTCCAAGAGGAGAGTGTCTTGGACCTCACGGAGAACTAATAGATATAGGTGTTATATCGCATTGGGAGAATGAAGCAGATGGATTAAGAGATGATCAAGACGCACTAAACGAATTTTATCGACAGTTTCCAAGAACTGAAGAGCATGCGTTTAGAGATGAAACAAAAAATAGTCTATTTAATCTTGTAAAGATATATGAGCAAATAGATTATAATGAAGGTATAACAAGCTCTGCTGTATTATCTGTAGGAAACTTTCAGTGGCAGAACGGAGTTAGAGATACAAAGGTTGTTTGGAGTCACGATCCTAACGGAAGATTTAAAGTTAGCTGGGTGCCTGATTACAAATTACAAAACAATGTAATAGTAAAAAATGGAATTAAGCATCCTGGAAACGAGCACATGGGCGCCTTTGGCTGCGATAGTTACGATATTAGCGGTACTGTTGATGGTAGAGGATCCAACGGATCTCTTCATGGACTAACAAAGTTTTCTATGGAAAATGCTCCACCGAGTACTTTTTTCTTAGAATATATAGCAAGACCACAAACCGCTGAAATATTTTTTGAAGACGTATTAATGGCGTTAGTGTTCTACGGCATGCCATTACTCGCTGAGAATAATAAACCAAGACTACTATATCATCTGAGGCGTAGAGGATACAGAGGGTTTAGTATGAATAGACCAGATAAAATTTATAATAAGCTTTCAGTAACAGAAAGAGAAATAGGTGGAATACCAAACTCTAGCGAGGATATTAAGCAAGCACACGCCGCTGCTATTGAAATGTATATCAACGAAAAGGTTGGGTTAATGCAGGACGGTAGTTACGGAACAATGTATTTTAACGACACGCTTAATGACTGGGCAAAGTTTGACATAAACAAAAGAACCAAATTTGATGCCAGTATAAGTAGCGGTTTAGCTATAATGGCTTGCAACAAACACCTGTATAGGCCAAACCAACAAAGAACTAAAACAAGGCTTGATGTAAGCTTTGCTAAATATAAAAACGACGGGGTTAACTCTCAAATAATTAAAAATTAAATATGGTTGGAGCAAACAGTTATTTTCCAAGTCAGGTAGTACCTGATGTTGAAAAGTTAAGCTACGATTACGGATTAGATGTTGCTAAAGCAATAGAGACAGAGTGGTTTGATAGAGCAGACAACGGAGCTCATAGGCGTAGCGCATCTAGATTTTACGCTAATAGAAATGACTTTCATAGATTAAGACTATACGCAAGGGGTGAGCAGTCAGTGCAAAAGTATAAAGATGAGTTGTCAATAAATGGTGACTTGAGCTACTTAAACTTAGACTGGAAACCTGTACCTATAATTCCAAAATTTGTAGACATAGTGGTTAACGGTATGTCTGAAAGAAATTACGACATAAAAGTATTTTCGCAAGATCCATACGGCGTTGCTAAAAGAACTGAGTACATGGAAAGCGTACTCAGAGATTTAAAAGCAAAAGAGTTTGACGCTGCAGCTCAGCAAAACTTTAACATGGATTTTAGAGAGAACGATCCAGAAACTTTACCAGAGACAGAGGAAGAGCTAGAGTTGCACATGCAGCTCACTTACAAGCAAGCTACAGAGCTAGCTGAAGAGCAGGCTATAAACGTTTTGCTTCAAGGTAACAATTACGAGCTTACAAGAAAAAGATTATACTACGATTTAGCTGTGTTAGGTATAGCTGCTGTAAAAACTACTTTTGATACAGCTAACGGTGTTAGAGTAGAGTATGTTGATCCAGATATGTTAGTATACTCTTATACTGAATCTCCTTATTTTGATGATATATATTATGTTGGTGAAGTAAAGTCTATACCTATCAACGAACTAGTAAAAGAGTTTCCACACTTAACTCAAGAAGATTTAGAAGACATACAAAAGGGAGACTCTCATAAATACGAATACAATAGAGCTAGAAGAAGTAAAGATCAAAACATAGTTGACGTACTATATTTCAACTATAAAACATACATGAACGAAGTCTATAAGTTGAAAGAAACCTCAACAGGCGGAGAAAAAGCTATAGAAAAAGATGACTCGTTTAACCCACCTACCGATAAGCAGGGTGACTACGCTAAGCTATCAAGACAAGTAGAAGTTTTATTTGAAGGAGCTAAAATACTAGGATCTGAAAAACTTTTAAAATGGGAAATGGCTGAAAACATGATGAGGCCAAAAAGCGATATGACTAAGGTTAAGCTTAACTATAGTATTGTTGCTCCTCGTATGTATCAGGGTAGAGTTGAAAGTATCGTCAGCCGTATCACTGGTTTTGCAGATATGATACAGCTTACACACTTAAAGCTACAACAAGTAATGTCACGTATGGTGCCTGATGGTGTTTATTTAGACGCTGATGGTTTAGCTGAAGTTGATCTTGGTAACGGAACAAACTATAATCCACAAGAAGCTTTAAACATGTTCTTCCAAACAGGTTCTGTTATTGGTAGATCATATAATGTAGATGGAGATCCAAACCCAGGTAAAATACCTATACAAGAAATAAACACTAACGGTGGTGCGAACAAAATACAAACGCTTATAGGTAATTACAACTACTACTTGCAGATGATTCGTGACGTAACCGGATTAAACGAAGCTAGTGATGGTAGTACGCCTGACAGACACGCTTTAGTTGGTGTTCAAAAACTAGCCGCAGCAAATAGCAATACAGCTACAAGACACGTGCTTCAAGCGGGCTTGTATTTAACAGCCGATGTAGCAGAGCAAATATCTTTAAGAGTTTCAGACATACTTGAGTATTCTCCAACAAGAGATGCTTTCTTGCAACAAATAGGAACACATAATGTTGCTACGTTAGAAGAAATGTCTGAGCTATATCTATACGACTTTGGTATATTTATAGAACTAGCACCTGACGAAGAGGAAAAGCAAATGCTAGAAAACAATATACAAATGGCTTTAGCTCAGAAGATTATAAAGCTGTCTGACGCTATTGATATTAGAAACACTAAAAATGTAAAGCTTGCCAACGAGCTTCTTAAAATAAAAGAAAAGAAGAAGACTAAAGAAGAGCAAGCAATGCAACAGCAAAATATACAAGCTCAACAGCAAGCTCAACAGCAAACAGCGCAAGCTCAAGCTCAAGCCGAAACGCAAAAGCAGCAAGCGCTCACTCAAAGTCAAATGCAGCTAGAGCAAGCCAAAGCAGAGTTTAAAGCTAAAAACCTAGAGCAAGAAGCTAAAATAAAAGAAAGATTAATGGAGCTAGAGTTCCAATACAACATGAAGCTAAGAGCTTTAGAAGCTGAGTCTAAGAACGAAATAGAAGACAAAAGACAAGAAGCAGCGAGTAAAAAATTCGAGTCAGCAGGTAATGATGAACTAGGGACTGGCTTGAATATGAATCAGTTTTAATTATTATATTTTATATTATGGAAGAAAAAAATGAAAACCCAGTCGAAGAAGTTGTTCAAAAAGAACAACCGATAGTTGACGAAGCAGTAGGCAAAGTTAAAGTTAAACCTAAGAAGTTTTCTAACTACAATGGTGAAGACGATGTCTACAAAGTTGATATGACTAAAAATGAAGAAACCAAAGATGTTGAAGAAAGTACAACTGACGACGCAGGAGTGGCTGGAAGCGATGAAGCTACCGACACCGCACCGCAACAAGAAGAAGTACAGGCGGAAAGTGAAACACAAGAAAGCCCAGTATTAGAAGAGATAACAGAAGAAACTGTTGAAGAAGTAAAAGAAGAAGTTGTATCTGAAGAAAAGCCAAGCGTAGAGCTTCCTGAAAACCTAGACAAGCTAGTTTCATTTATGAATGAAACAGGTGGTACAGTTGAAGATTACGTTGAGCTAAATAAAGATTATTCTGAAATGGATAACTTAACAGCTTTGCGAGAATACTATAAAGCTACTAAGCCTCATCTCGACGCTGAAGAAATACAGTTTTTGATGGACGAAACGTTTAGCTACGATGAAGAGATTGATGAAGCTAAAGATATTAGAAAAAAGAAAATAGCCTTAAAAGAGCAAGTTGCTGAGGCTAAAGCCTACTTAGACGGGCAAAAGTCTAAATATTACGATGAGATTAAAGCTCGCCCAACAGTCAACAATGAATATCAAAAGGCTATGGACTTCTTTAATCGACATAACAAAGAGTCTGAAGAAAGACAAAGCAAGTTTAATCAGGCCAAAGAGGTGTTTGACAACAAAACAAACAACTTATTTTCCGGAGAGTTCAAAGGTTTTGAATTTAATGTAGGTGAAAAGAAGTTTAGATTTGGTGTTAAAGACACTGATAAGGTCAAGACTAGTCAGAGTGACATTAACAATTTTGTCAAAAAGTTTTTGAGCAAAGAAGGTGTTATGGAAGACGCTGCTGGTTATCACAAAGGATTATACACCGCTATGAACGCTGACTCTGTAGCCAAGCACTTTTATGAGCAAGGCAAAGCTGACGCTTTAAAAGAATCTATTGAAAAGTCTAAGAACATTAACATGAATCCTAGACAAGCAAATAAAGAAGTTGAGGTTGGAGGCATTAAGTACAGAGTTTTAAGTGGAGATTCTTCTTCAGATTTTAAGTTTAAGATTAAAAATAAAAAATAATTAACGCTTAAAATTTAACAATTATGGCAATTACAGGAGCAACTAATACAGTTGCAGCCCCACAAAAGCAGACGTTATCGACTAACTATATCGATTTTACGTCTGGCACTACTCAAGGTTGGGCACAACAATACTTACCAGACTTGATGGAAGGTGAGGCCGAAGTATTCGGTTCAAGAACAATTTCAGGATTTTTAGAGCAAGTTGGTGCAGAAGAGCCAATGTCTGCTGATCAAGTTATTTGGTCAGAGCAAGGTCGTCTACACTTGTCTTACACTGGTAAAGTGACTTCTACAAACGCAGGTACTGCGTCAGGTGGTCAAATTACTATTGAAAACGACATTGATGGAACTTCAGACTTTACTGCTACAGCTCACGGTATTCGTCCAGGTGACATTATCTTGTGTGCTCACAACAATCCAGGTGGTGTATTTAGAGCTAGAGTTGAAGACGTTGCAAACGCTGTTTTAGACGTAACTCCTTACGGTGTTGCAGACTTAACTGCTCACAACGCTACAGCTGCAGATGCTTTAACTATACTAGTTGTAGGTTCTGAGTTTAAGAAAGGTGATTTAGGTCGTAGCTCTGCTAACGCTCCAGATTTCAAAACTTTCAACAACAAGCCAATTATCTTAAAAGACTACTACGAGATCTCTGGATCTGATGCAGCTCAAATTGGTTGGGTGGAAGTTACTGGTGAAGACGGACAAAACGGATACTACTGGTACTTAAAAGCTGAAGGTGACACTCGTTCACGTTTCGCTGATTACTTAGAGATGGCTTTGATTGAATCTGAGAAAGGTGCTAACGCGGATAACGTGTCTGAAGGTATCTACGGAACTGGTACAGGTACTAATAGTACTGGTACTGAAGGTTTATTCTCTGCTATTGAAGGAAGAGGTAATGTTACTACTGGTGTTACTGGTGTTAACGCTGCTACTGACCTAGCTGAGTTTGACGCTATCTTAGCTGAGTTTGACAAGCAGGGTGCTATTGAAGAAAACATGATGTTTGTAAATAGAGCTACGTCTCTAGCTATGGACGATATGTTAGCTGCAATGAACTCTTACGGTGCTGGTGGTACTTCTTTCGGAGTATTCAACAACTCTGAAGATATGGCATTAAACCTAGGATTCTCTGGATTCCGAAGAGGTTCTTACGATTTCTACAAGTCTGACTTCCGTTACTTAAACGATAAGGCTACTCGTGGATCTATCAACGATGCTTACAAAGCTGAAGCTATCCGAGGGGTTATTATTCCTGCTGGTGTATCTACAGTGTACGACCAAACATTAGGTAGAAACTTAAAGCGTCCGTTCTTACACGTACGTTATAGAGCTTCTCAGATGGAAGATCGTAGAATGAAGTCGTTCATCACTGGTTCTGTAGGTGGAAACATCACTGACTCAATTGATGCAATGCAAGTTCACTTCTTATCTGAAAGATGTTTAGTAGTACAAGGTGCTAACAACTTCATGTTAATGAAGTAATATTGATTAGGTCGGGGCTTCGGCCCCGATCTTTTTTTTTAATTTTTATTTTATATTATTATGGCAAAAAAACAAACTACAAAGAAGGTAGCTGAAACAGAAATTAAAGCTACTAACGAAACGCAGGAAGTGGTTATTGAAAAACCAAAACCTGTAGCAACTCCTAAAAAACCTTCTTGGGAAATAAAAGATAGAATGTACAACCTTAAAGGTAATAGATCACCTTTGAGCTATCAGTTAAAAGCGGCTGGTATATACTATTTTGACGAAGGAAAAGGTTATGAAAGAGAGTTAAAGAACACTACTAATCAAAGAACTCCGTTTGTAGATGAAATGCAAGGTGAGCAAAGATTAGAACATATAATTTTTAGAAACGGAGCTTTGTTTGTTCCTAAAAACAAAACGGTATTACAAAAACTATTATCGTTATACCACCCTCACAAAGACTTGATATACAAAGAGTACAAACCTGTTGAAGAAGCTGCTAGTCAACTAGACTGGTTAGAGATAGAAGCAGACGCTTTAGTGTTAGCTAAAACTCTAGACATCGATAAGATGGAAGCTATCATGCGAGTAGAATTAGGGTCTAAAGTATCTGAGATGAGTTCTAAAGAACTTAAACGAGATTGTCTACTGTTTGCTAAGAGAAATCCTTTATTGTTCTTAGAATTAGTTCAAGACGAAAACGTAGAGCTTAGAAACTTTGGTATTAGAGCTACTGAAGAAGGTATATTAAAATTATCTTCTGATCAAAGACACTTTGAGTGGGGTAACACTGGTAGAAAACTAATGACTGTTCCTTTTGACGAGCACCCATATTCAGCGCTAGCTGTTTGGTTCAAGACTGATGAAGGTATGGAAGTGTATTCTAACATAGAAAAGCGACTAAGTATGTAATTACTTTATAGAAGAGTAACCACTCTTCGGGGTGGTTACTTAACTATAAAAGATAATTAAATGGCAGTAAGTGTAGATACGGTATATCAACGTGTACTAGCATTAGCAAATAAAGAACAAAGAGGCTACATAACTCCACAGGAGTTTAACCTTTTAGCCAATCAAGCTCAACAACAATTGTTTGAGCAATACTTCTATGACTTAAATCAATTACATAGAAATCCTGGCAACGCTACGGCGTCTGGTGATTCTGTTGATGACATTGAAGATAAGTTAAGTATATTTCAAGTATATAATTTTACTTTAACGCAGACTAACGGCAACGAGATATTATTACCTATAAACGACACTATAGGTTATCCAGCTGGTACTAGCGATATGTATAGGCTTGAAGAAGTAAGACATCTAGAAAATATATGCTCTCAGGTTACGCCTAAGAAACTACACTTAATGAAAAAAGGTGTTTTTGGTGGGCAACCTTTATTAGAGCACCCAGCTTATATTAGACAAAACAACGCTATACAAGTTTTTCACTTAAACTCTGTAGGCGGTTTTGCAAATATATTTAACGACGTAAGATGCGACTACATAAGAAAACCTAAAAAAGTAGAGTGGGATTATGTTGTCGTAAATGAAAAAGCTTTATACAATGCTAACGGAGCTGCTGATTTTGAGGTTCACCCTTCAGAAGAAGCTAGACTAGTGTTAAAAATATTAGAGCTAGCTGGTATAGTTATTAACAAACCAGGTCTATCGAGCTATGGTAAATCAGAGCACGTAGAAGCTGACGCAAAACGTAAATCATAATGAGTGGATTTTGGGACTTAAACAGTGAAGCTGATTACTACAACTACGAAACAAACTACGGTAGTTATCAGTATCAAACTTTAAACGATTTAATTAATACGTTTTTAGCTTATTATGTAGGTGAAAATAAAATAATACCTAAAGCCGCTAAAGAAGATATTGCGTTTTTTGCAAGACGAGCAGCGCAAGAATTAAGCTATGATACGTTAAGATCAAAGAAAACTTGGGAAGTAGAGGTTAACAACGGTATGTGCATACCTTTACCGCATGACTTTGTAGGCTATACAGATGTTTTTTGGAGCAGCCCTAACGGCATAAAAAGACCTTTGTATCCCACAAGACATACTCAAAACCCGTTTAACCCTACGCCTACAGACGAGCCGTTTGTTGAAACTATAACTACTGAAACAATAACAGAAGAGCAAATAATAACAAACGAAATACCTTCTAACACTAAAGTTTATATTTTTTATGACGGTACTTCTATGGGTGTACAGCAGACAGCTGACGCATATTCTTTTGTAACGCAATGGCTAGACGGTTTACCAGGATTTACTAGAGACGAAAATAAAACTAGTTCTGGGCATAATGTTTACCATGTTGCTGTAGCTGGTGAAAGATGGTTAGACTGGGCTTCTGTTCCTATGACAGGTCAGTTTAACAATAGAAATATAAAAGCTCAAATGGACGGAGCGGTTCAAGAAAGCCACTACACTAGTGCTGTAAACGATAATTTCTACAAATACCCTATGGTTACAAGTGGTCACGTTGATCACCATAACGGAACAACTATCAACCAAGCAAGCTTATCTTTGTCTGCTGGTTATTGGTCTACTATTAACGCTGGTGATACTAACGGAACTGGAGGTGTTAACTACCAATTTTATGATGTAGCTCAAGCGACCGGCAGTGGATTAGGTATTGAAAAAGGTGATACGGCAGATTTAATATATAATCTTGATAGTAGCGCGCAAACAATTACGCTGCAAGGAGCTCCTCCTCAAGCTTCGTCAGGTGATGATGTTTTAGTTATCGTATTTGCGGACGAGGCTCACGCTGCATATCATGGCTTAGCGTCAACAGAAAGCTTCACCAGTCCTACTGGAAGTAACGCTAATGTTTTAGCTCCATTGTTTACTAACGTTGGCGCTAATGTTATACAACCTACGAGCGTATACAAAAACGACTACGATGAGTATGTGAAAAACTACGATACACATACAGGAAGCTACAACGTGTTTGTTTATCCAAAAGAGAAAACAACCACTAGTGGAGCATTTGAGTTTGGCACAATAAGAAGACAGTATATACCTCATCTTCTAGCTTCAATAAGTAGCGGTAACCAAGTAGTTCCAGATGGTACTTGGCAAAATGGTACAGCACCTATTTTTGATGCTTTAGCAGCAGGTCAACAAGATGGTAATCCAGCTCTTGCTGGTTTAGAATCAACCCCACCTGTCGGAGGTTATGATCAAGCTAATCCAAACCCAAACCCTTATTGGCAAGGTATGAATCCTCAATTTGGAGGACTAGATCAGCATGGTGTAGGAACAAATATTAGCGGTGGGCAGTTTACTTCTACAGGGTTTGAAGACGATTTAAACGACTTTATATCTGGTGGCGTTCAAGAAGAAATAGTAACTAATACCTACGAAATAACTAACGTAGAAACTAGTGGTCAAAACTGGTATAATATAAATCCTGATGGTAGTGTAGCTGGTGACTACAACGGAACTACATTAAACAATTATCAAAACAGCGATGCTGGTGAACCGATAATAGCAGACGCTGATTACGATCATGGATATGAAAACATAACACTAGGCCAAAGATATGGGTTGTCACCTGAGACAGCTCAAGTTAACGGATCATACTACTTCGATTATGAAAATGGTAAGTTGTTTTTCTCTCCAGCTTTAGTTGGTCAGACGGTAGTTTTAGATTATATATCTGATGGCTTAGACTCTAGCGGAAATATGATTATACATAAGTTTGCTGAAGAAGCTTTTTATAAACACGTAGCTTACGCTATCGCTTCAACAGGATCAAACTATAGTCCAGCAACTGTACAGATGTTAAAGAAAGAAAGATTTGCTGCTACTAGAAACGCTAAGATCAGACTTTCTAATATGAAGACTGTTGAGATGGAACAAATAATGAGAAACAAATCTAAAATAATAAAGCACTAGTATGCCAGAGTTTATTAGAAATTTTGCGCAAGGTAAAATGAACAAGGACCTTGACGAGCGCCTTGTTCCAGCTGGTCAGTATAGAGATGCGCTTAACATTGAAATATCTACTTCTGAAGGAAGTAATGTTGGTGCGCTAGAAACTTTACTAGGCAATATAGAACAAACACCAAACGGTGTTCCAGCTGATAGTTATTGCGTTGGGTCGATAGTTAATGGAGAAGAGAACGCTATATATTATTTAGTAGCAGGTTCTAGAAACGATATATCTATCAATGACGAAGGTTGTGTAAAAGATTTTATATTAAAATATGCCGTAGACACAAACACTTTAACTTATGTGTTTGTAGATATATACGAAGCTAATATGGTTGTTGCTAGTGTTAGTGCAGGCAATAATCAAACTCCACATGAAATAAAATTTGCAGACAACAATTGCCTTAGACCAGGTATGTCTGCAACAAATACAACTAATAACAATGCAGACTTAGGCGACATTATTGACCTACTAGACTCTAACGGCGTTTTAACTAACGACGCTATTAGAATAAGTAATTCTACGCCACTTCCATCTGTTGGTGATACTATAAAGTTTAGAGGAAGAAGAATATTAGATTTTAGTAGCTTTAGACTTATCACAGGTATAAACATCGTTGACG